GGGAGGGAAAAAGGCTGTGATCCGTCAGCCAGTCTTTGTGTACCAGCTGTATTAGTTGCTGTGGGTGTATAAGTGTTTATATCTTCTTGATCCGAAAATCTTATAAACATATCATCTTGTGTTGATGTATCTCCAATAGTTGTTTCTGTTCCAAAAAATACTAAGTGTCTATCCGGTGTAGATACTAACATGTGTCTTGATGCTGTTGGCGCGCCTGTTATAATTACAGCTCTTGTATCAGTTGCATTAGATGCAACTGAGTTCCATTCAAACACAGCACTATCGTGTATAAGACAAATAGCTTTGTCTCCAAAATTATCTAACGACCACATACCAGGTTCTAATACTAAGTCTCCTGACGCAGCTTCACCCCATGCTACATAATTTGCTGTGCTAGTGACAGTATCTCCAGCACCATGAGATGCTGCAGTGGTATTTCTTACACCTCTTGTAACACCAGTTAATTCGTTAGATGCATTTATACCTGTGTATGATATTTCTTCTGTGCCTATTAAAACAAAGTTTGTACCAGAATCTGGAAACTGTGATGGGTCCGCTAATGTGATACCAGTGGTTGCTGATGAATTAATGGCACCTGATAATGTTGTTGTAAAAGCTCCAACTTCTTCACCACCCCAAGTTCCAAGTGACCAACCAAAACCTTTTGCTTGAACTGCTGGTCCTACAGGATAATAGTGTTGCACTCTAATTCCACCTGATGTTGTTGCACCAGATCCTGATTCGTTAGATGGCATTGTTACAGTAAGTGTTGTGCTAGAAGGCACAGTCGTAACCATAAATTTTTTATTATCAAAATCAGATGACCCAAAGTTAGATCCAGTTATTGTAGAAAAATTATCTAATAATATTATATCTCCTGCAGATATGCTGTGTGCACTACCAAAAGTTATTGTAACAGCTGATGATCCATTAGTTGTGGTAAATGCACTTGTAAGTGTTGTTGTAGATTTAATAGGGTGTATGTCATAAAATACACCTCCAGAGTATGCGTATAAAATTCTGTTTGTTCCTATGATTGCATATTTTCTGCCTAAGCTATTTACAAAATGATGAAGTCCACGTCCTGCACCAGTCAAATTACTTTCACCTAACTGTTTCCAACCACCTATTTTTTCAGGTGTGCCATATCTAAAACGAACATTATCGCAGTCGATCCATTGACCTTCTGCTCCTGTGGGTGTTACTTGTTTATTGATTCCAGGTGCAAAACCTATTTTTTGTAGCATATGACTCCATTATAATACTATTTTATAAATGCTGGTAGACCTAGCTTTGGTCTGCCATCAAACATATTTTTATTAGCAAATGGGCCATTTACATGATTATAATGTAGAAATACCTGACCGCAAATGTTGCCCTCGAACGGCTCTCGCCAATGTTCAAGTTCACAGCCACTATATACTAGCATATCACCTACTTCAAGCAAGACTTTTGTTCCTTTGGGTGCATTGGGCTTATGTATGTTCTTATACTCGTCTATGACGTTGTCAGACCCCGTACCATCGATAAATATAGGCCAAGGATCTCCACCAAGATTTATTGTAGTAGATATTTCACAAGATGGTCTATCCTTATGTCTTTTTAATATATCTCCTTTTTTATACAATCTTGCATAAGAATAAGTAGGTATTAATTGTAGTCCTGTCTCTTGTTGCATTTTAGGTAATACTTTCATCATTAATGTCTCCATAACCATATCTGCATAATGAGAATAAGTATTAGGCACTTGTTGATCTGTCCAGGTGCCAAACACGCCATTGTCATAGGCTATATTATTTTGATACATGAACTCAACAGCATCTCGTTTAAGTAAAAAATAATTAAATATAAAATTAGCTAATTCATACGATACTGCATTTTTTATAACGTGGTATTTAAATATCATAATGCAATCTCTGTTCCGTCTTTATGTTTTTTTTGATATTTACTTGTTGCATGTAACAAAGTTTTTGGTTCTTCATCTTTTACAACTTCTATTTCATATTCATCTATTCCAAGAATACACCCAGCAATAAATCTTCTCATTCCCATACACAAACGATACTTGTCTCCATCTTTTGTACATATAAGAGGATTTATAATGCCATTTTTTTCAATGTCTTTTTTTAACGCTTTCCATCTTGGATTTGTAGTTTGAGACATTCTACCCTCTTCAGTTTGTAAATAAGGTTCTCTAAATACTATTTGATCTTTATGTATTTTCATACGAACATTGTCTTTTGTAAAAAGTTAAACGATACAGATATTCTTATATCATTAGAATCATTTGGTTCAACACAGTGTATTAACCAAGCGGGAAACATTATACATCTACCGGCTAATGGTTCATAATGAACTTCTCTCCATAATCTTTCAGGTGCTGTATTAGGATGATTAAACCTTTCTCTCATTTTAGGTGAACACATTTCAGCTCCTGTTCTAGGATCTTTTAATTTTAATGCACCACAATTTTCTGGAGTCTTTACATAATAAACACCTGACCATAAGCAATTAGGATGTAAATGTGCTCTGTTATATCCACCAGGAGGATTTACATTTGCCCACATATTACCTAAAAAAGGTCCTGAGTCTAAATGCTCTTCTATATAAATTTTATCTTGTGCTTCATGTAAAGCTTTTACTAATTTAGCGTACTCTGGTTTTGTGTGCATGTCTGTTGTCGAGTGCCAACCTTTTACATTTGTTCTAGATACACCTTTATCTTGTTGCATCCAATTCATTATATCTTTTTCTAATTGAATATTTAACGATTTATCTTTTATATCAAAATGATATATTGGTGTTGGAAAATGTAACTCTCTTTTCATTTAAATGGTGTTCCTCCAAACCACATAACTAAAGATCTTCTTACACCTTTTGTTACTGGTGCAACTCTGTGTCTTATAAATGATGCAAAAAATATAGCTTGACCTTGTTGTAATTTTACACTTTGACCTTCTTTTACTAATTCTAAATCTCCACCCTCAAATTCATTTTCAGGAGATAACAAACAAGTCATAGATATTTTTCTAATGGGTGGTTCATGTTTACAATTAACATCATTATCTACATGCCAATCGTAAAACCCACCTTCTGGATATTCTGTATATTGTGCCATCTCTGTAATCTGCATTCCATCAAAACCAAAATGATTACCGTTTGTAGTTTTCATAATTTTTTCTATATTTTTATACATTTCTGGCATTTTAGAAAAAGGTATCCAACTAATATGTGAAGTTCTTGTTTTGGTATCCACTTTTCCACCTTTTATACCTTTAGAATCAGCTCCTACTTCTGCAATATTTTTAGGTTCTTCTCTTCCAGCCTCTATAATCATTTTACATTGTAAGGGTGTAAACATAGGACTATTAGTTTGAACAATATAAGATTTCCAATTTGGTTCTGTCAGTATCATGCCGCTCCTCTATTTTTTATCGGATCAAACTGTACATCACAGTTTGCAGCAAGAGTTCGTCTTACTTCATTAGTGCCATTAAATGGATATACTGTATGTCTCATATCATATGGAAAAATATAAAAATCTCTAAGATCCATAGGTGGTTGATAATCTATTTTTGAAAACTGACCATTTGATGCACCTAATATTTGTAATCTGCCGTTTTGTGGATTTTCTGATGAGGAGTATTCTCTACCATATGTTGATGGTAATTTTAAAATCATAACACTAGACAAACCTGTAAATAACATACCTCTATGAATATGTGCTGGATTATATTCATGCTGTTTCATTTCATTAACCCAAATAGAATTTAAATGTAAATCATAATCTCTTATTTTATTAAACGCTAAATAGTGTTTAAACATTTCCATAAAATAATGTGTAACTGTTCTAGGTAATCTATTATGATTTTTCATCTTTGTCTGATCAGCTCCATGATAGAATAACGAATGTTCATCCTCTATTTTACCTACTAATTGTTTATTAGCTTTATCTAGTTTGTTTTTATTTACTTCATAGATATGATTAATAGTCATAAAAATATCCAAAGGTACTTGATATTTTAAAACTGATTGACCTAAGAATACAAAATCAAACTTTGGGCTTTTCATGTTGCGTTATCTGTTCTTTCTCTTGATAGCTACTTTCTAATTCACCAGATTTTTTAATTCTCTGTAGTGATTGCAATTGACCCATTACATTAAATATTTCTGCCTCTGATGAGTTTTGATTTAAATTTTTAGCTTTTTCGGCATATTGTATTCCATAAGAGTCTAGTTGGTGAACATTAACATCTTTGTCATTAAATGATCCATCGTTAAATTCTTTCTTTAACTTGGACCACATTTTTATTTCACGCATTCTATGTCTTGCAACTTTTTCCATAGATGCTTTAGCAAATCTACATTCATCTAAATCTATTTGATATTTAGTTCTTTTATATTCGTCCTCTTCTTTTTCAATTTTCTTTTCTAACCAAGTTATTTTTGCTTCGTTTCTTCTATAATCAAACGATAGGGTCATAAGATTATCTAGATAACTAGACTGCTCTCTAACACACTGCCAATACTTTGCAGCTTTGGTTGGGTATCTATTATCTTGCAACACAGAAAACCTTGCTTCTGTTTCTGTTCGAAACATTTGTTTCTTGGTCCATGTGTCACGAAGCTCGTCTACCATACTTTTAAACGATGACAAATCTTCTGATGATAACAAATTATTTAAATGAGGTTCTTCACCTTGTATTACTTCTTTAACGTCTTTTTTCATATCTTTATATCCTTCTATACTTTCTTATATACTATATTTAAAAATTATTACAAGTATTAAGAAGCTGTAAATGTTACTGTGCTTGTTACAGGACTAACCCATTCTTCTGTTGCAGCTGAATCTCCAGGTAGATCACCACCAAAAGCGATTCCAGTAGCAGTTCCTACACCACCATTATAACCACCATAACCTAAAGCATCTCTAGCTGTGCTCATATCAGTAGTTTCTGACCAACTCGTTCCATTCCAAGATTCATTAATAACAAGTCTAGGAGGTCCAAGTCCTGCAAAATATACTGCTGAAGTATATTGTCCTGAAGAACCACCATATCTTCTTTTTGTGTTTAAAGCATTAACATTTGTCCAACAGGTTCCATTCCAAGATTCAGTAAGTCCACCAAGAGAAGGAACTGTTGGCCCGCCACCAAAACCTAAAGCAGCTGTAACAATACCTACACCACCCATACCAATCCTTGCATTATTTAAATCATTTAATTCAGTCCATGAACTTCCATTCCATTGCTCTGTTTCGTCTGCACCTGAAATAACTGGAGATGTTCCAGAAGGTCCTCCAAAATATAATGCTGATTCATTATCTACACCAGCTGAACCCATACCAAATATACCAGCGGCAGGTCTACCCATATCAGTAACTTCTGTCCAACATGTTCCATTCCAAGATTCTGTAACTCCAGCAAGTTGATCTCCCCCTGCACCTATTGCAGAATTATAAACTCCAGCTCCAACCAAGTATGCTCTTTTAGTATTTAAATCTGCTACTTCACTCCAAGTTGAACCATTATATTGTTCAGTTATGTCTTTTGCTGTAGGCGCGGGAGGTGGACTTCCACCAAAACCTATCGCATTACTTGAATCTCCAGCTCCACCTAAAGCTGCTCTAGCTGTATTTAAATTACCACCTGTTGACCAAGCTCCTGCAGGATTAGATGTAAACCCTTTCATAGTCTGAGACGTAGAGTTATACCACATCTGTCCGTTAGCAGGTGCGGGTGGATCGTTTGCTACTGTTGTTATATGTGTTCCGCGTATGTCTTTATATACTGCCATAATTAATCCGTACTTATTGTTTTAGTTGTATTACTTGTTGATGACCACTCCTCAGAATTAGTTGAGTAAGGACTTCCACCCGCTGCTATCGCAGATGCTCTAGTTCCCATTCCTGATAATTGAGCCCTTGCAGTGTTTAAATCTGAATTTTCTTGCCAACTTATTCCATTCCAAGTTTCTGTTTTACCAGTAACAGGTGGTGTTGCTCCAGCAAATGCTAAAGCAGCTGTATATTCCCCTGCTCCTGCTAAACCAATTCGAGCAGTATTCAAATCATTAACTTCTGTCCAAGCAGTTTCATTCCAACTTTCTGTAGTAGCAGTTATTGGATTACCTCCAAATTTAATTGCATTTGCAGTTGTCCCAGCAGCAGCTAATTCATATTTAGGAGTGTTTACATCTCCAACTTCTGACCAAGAAGTTCCATTCCATTTTTCAACATTTGCTGTTACAGGATAATCACCAGAAATAGCTAATGCAGATTCTTTAGTTCCACAACCGGCCATGTATCCTCTTGGATCATTTAAATTTGCTACTTCAACCCAACTTGTTCCATTAAATTCTTCAGTTTCATTTTTAGGCGGAGAGTCTCCTCCAAAACACAATGCGGATTCACTACTAGCACCTGCGCCACCAGATGAATATCTTGCAGTATTTAAATCTGCTTCTTCAGTCCAAGTTGTTCCATTGAAAGATTCATTAAGAGCTGAAAGAGGTGGGGTTGTACCACCAAATACTAAAGCTGATTCAGAAGTTCCAGCACCACCTCTGTTCATTGCTTCTCTACCAGTATTCATAGATGGTGTAGTTGCCCATGCTCCAACAGGTTGTGTTGAATTCCATTCTTCAACATAAGTCTGACTACTACCTCCACTTGCTAATGCAGAAGATTTTATTCCTGAACCTGCCATAAATGATCTAGCATTACTTAAATCTGAAACTTCAGACCAAGAGGTTCCATCCCATAATTCTGTAACCGCTACGGTAGTAGTTGTATATCCACCAAAAGCTACTGCTGAAGTATTATTAGCTCCAGCTCCTGCAAGTGCTCTTCTTGCTGTGTTTAAATCTGCAGCTTCAGACCAAGAGGTTCCATTCCAACTTTCATTAGCTGCTGTATTTGAGGGTGGATTTCCTCCAAATGATAAAGCACTTGTACTATCAGCACCTGCTGATCCCATACTAGATCTTCCAGCAACCATATCACCAGTTTCAGTCCAATTAGTTCCATTCCAAATTTCATTAAGACTTGAATTAGGAGTACCACCATCTGAAGCAGTACCTCCACCAAAAAATAAAGCAGAAGTAGCAGTCCCTGTTCCACTTGCAAAACCTCTATAAGCATTTACATCATTAACTTGAGTCCAACTTGTTCCATTCCAAGATTCAGTATTTACTGAAGTTGATGCTGCAATACCAGAAATAGCTAAAGCTGCTTCATTATCTTCACCAGCTCCTGCTAACGCTCTTCTTGCTTCATTTAAATCTGCAGTTTCAGTCCAAGCTGATCCATTCCAACTTTCTGTATTTCCAATTACAGGAGGACCACCACCAAAAATTAATGTTGATGTTGTAGTTCCTGAACCTGCAACTTGGTCTCTAGCAGTATTTATGTTTATGCTAGTTCTCCAAGAAGCTAGTAAGTTTGGTATCTGATACCTAGCGGTATTAGCCGTTGTATTATACCATAGCTGTCCCTCTATCGGGTTATCAGGGTTAGTGGTATAGTCCCGAACTTTAAGTCCTCTTATTTCTTTATAAGTTGACATTTAAATTTTATTCCTCCAATGTTATGTCCTCAGGTCTTGGATTCATTTCCGTTTTTTCTTCATCCGGTAATGCATCCCAAGCAGCTTGTGCCGCTTGAACCTCTGCATCAACTAATGCTTGAGCCTCGTCTTTTGTTTTGACCGCACCCGCTACTTTGGCAATCCAAAGATTAGCATGTTTGTTGTATGCAGGAACTTGCCAAACATTAGCTGGATAGCCCTTAAACGTGATTCTCCAAGATTCATCGTGATCGATAAATCCTTTGCCCCAGTTTTCTGCTACACAGTATTGATATGTTTTTGTCATAGTTTCCTCCTTAATCTGTTAATACCTTAACTAAAGTAGAACTTCCACTCCATTCTTCTGTTGATTGTGATGTTGATGCTGTAGATGTTTGTCCTCCAGAACACAAAGCAGATGTCACTGATCCTGCACCACCCGCATAATTATTAGTTCTTCCTTCATTTAAATCAGATGTTTCTGTCCAAACAGCTCCATTCCAGTCTTCAGTTTGTTGTTGAGGACTAACATTTCCTGCAAAACCTAGTCCACTTGCAGCTGTTCCAGCTGCATTAATATTTGTTCTAGCTGTGTTTAAATTGTTTACTTCAGTCCAAGATGTTCCATTCCAGGCTTCTGTATTTGCAGTAGAAGGCGGTGCTTCACCACCAAAAGCTAATGATGATGAATTACTAACACCCATACCACCAGCTAAATCTCTAGCTGTGTTTAGGTCAGCAGTCTCACTCCATGCACTACCATTCCAAGACTCTGTAATATTAGTTATTCCTCCTGGAAGTTCACCTCCGCTAAGTAAAGCAGATGTTGACGATCCACCTCCAGCTAACCTATCTCTAGCTGTATTTAAATCTCCACTTAATTCAGTCCATGAAGTACCATTCCAAGATTCATTGTTATTTCGACGTGTCCCTGGATTATCAATTCCTCCAACAGCAAGCACAGCAGTATACTCTGTCCCTACACCTGCTAAATTACCTCTTCCAGTATTTAAGTCTCCACTAAGTTCAGTCCAGCTACTTCCATTATAAGATTCTGTTTCAGTATTACCACCTGGAGCATAACCACCAAATGCTAAAGCCGCTTCGTTATCAGCACCTACACTAGCAAGTCCTCTTCGACCTGTGTTTAAATTTCCACCAGTTGCCCATGCTCCAATATCTGCACCTGCTCCTGTAAATAATTCTGTTGCTGATACATATGAAGGCGAACCAGGAGGTGCGTCTCCACCACAAGCTATACCAGAGGTATTGTTTGTTGCTGCACCACCAAGAGTTTGTCTTGCTGTGTTTAAATCTGTAACTTCTGTCCAAGTGCTTCCATCAAATAATTCTGTCTTACCTGTTTTAGGTTCTCCACCCGCTGATATTGCTGAGGTTGCAGTCCCACCAGATCCCATTGCATATCTACCAGTATTTAAATCTCCTGTTGCAGTCCATGATGTTCCATTCCAAGACTCTGTAAGAGGTGACGGGTTAGGAGATAAAGCAGGATTATTTCCTCCAAAAGCTAAAGCTGATGTACTACTAGATCCTGCACCACCAAGTTGATTTCTTGCATTATTTAAATCTGCATTTTCAGAAAATGAAGTTCCGTTCCATACTTCTGTGTTAGCATAATAAGGCGGTCCAAATCCACCAAATACAACAGCACTTTCTCGAGTCCCTGCTGCAGCTAAAGATTTTCTAGCTGTATTTAAATTACCACTAACTTCTGTCCAAGCAGATCCATTCCACTCTTCCGTATTAGCTGTTGGGTTAGGTGAGTTTCCACCAGCAGCCAACGCTGAAGTTTGTGTACCACATCCACCAATTTCTCCTCTTGCATCATTTAAATCAGCTACTTCAGTCCAAGTAGCTCCATCCCAATTTTCTGTTTTTGCTGTAACAGCTCCCGGAGGTTCATTTCCACCAAAGTTTAACGCAGCGGTTTTAACTCCAGCTGTTCCAAAATTATATGCTCTTGCGGTATTCATTGGATCACCTGTCGACCAAGATGCTGCAGATGTTTTATTAGGTTGTTGATATTTAAAATCTATATTTGTGCTATCAAACCAAACCTGTCCTGTTTCTGGTGCAGGAAGATTACCTGCATTATTTCGGACTGCCGTCCCAACGATATCTTTATATGTAGCCATAATTAATTATTCTTCAGCAACCAACCTTGTGTTGAATCTGTGAAGACAAGTGTATTTGCTGCTCTTTCTGTTGAAATTGTTAAATCATCTGTCGATCCATGAATTTTTTCTGAACCATTTGCAGATACTGTAAATGTGTTAGAATCAAAAGTACCTGCATAATCAATAAACGCAATTTCATCGCCTAATGTTCCTGCAGGTAAATTCATAGTGATAACACCACTTGTTGTGTTAACAAAATATCCTTCGCCAGCTGCTGCTGTGAATGTAGAAGTTTTTACTGACTGCCAAGAAGTTCCTGCAGCCGCAAATGAAAGTTGACCAACTCCACTTGTGCCAGAGCCAGTTACTGAATTTACTTTTAAAAAAGTTCCTGCTGTTACGTTTCCTGTTGGAAATTTAAGTGTATAGGATTGAGATGCACTATGTGCAGGTGATTGTAGCTTAATCCCGTGGCTGTTATTTTCACAATTAAGTTGAAGTGTTCCTGGGTTTGTATTACCACCAACTTCAACATATCCAGTTCCATTTGGTGTAGCTGTAATATTACCGTTTGCACCATCCGTAATTGTAATCGTACCAGAATTTGTACCACCATTCGTATCTAAAACTAAATCGTATGCACCGCTTGAAGTAAGAGTTGCTGATGCAGACCCTGTTCCAATCATTATCTCACCAGTTCCTTTTGGTCTTAATTCTAAATTAATGTTAGAGTCATCTCCAACTGCACCAATTTCTGGCCCTGATCCTGTTGCAGCATTTGTAATATCAATATGATTTACTGCAGATCCAGTTGTTTCAAAAATTAATTGTTCGTTTCCATTTTCATCTCTGATACCGTGAGCATCATCAAAATCTATCATGAAAGAATTAGTATCTAAGTTACCACCTAATTGTGGTGTAGTATCATCAACCAAATCACTTGCTAATGATATTGTAGAAATATTTGGATTGGTTCCATCATCTGCTTTTGCATATGCAATTACAGTTTTACCGTTTGCAACTGTAGCAGAAGTTCCTGTACCAGTTGCATATTTAAATACAACGTTTTGAGATCCAGATGTTGCATTTTTTAAGAAATAAAAATTTTGTACGTCTAAAGGTATTGTAACATTTCGTGATGCTGTAAGAGATCCTGTAAATTCTATAACTCTATGAGAAAGAGTTGCACCAGTTGAACCATCAGATACTGAAAGAGTTGTATCTCCTGAATCGGAGACAGCTTGAGTTGTATAACCACCAGATATTTGCTCGATGATTTGTAAATTTGTATTTGTTTTTGTACCCCAAGTTCCTGCGTTTTCACCAGTTGCTTGAAGTTCTACACCTAATGGTGTGTATGTTGATGCCATATTTTATCTCCTATGCAGCGTCACTATAACTTGTATTTGATCCAGTTGCAACATCCGAATAAGAGTCATTCGAACCCGTTGAAACATTACTATATGATGTATTTGAACCAGTGTCAACATCGCCGTAAGCAAAAATATCCACTGCTCCAATACTAGTGGTTATAGATTGGCTTGATAATCCAACTATAATATCGGTCAAACTTATGGATCCAACACTAGCAGTAAATGATTGACCGGTTAATCCTAAACCTTCTTCTATCGTTAAAGAGCCAACACTAGGAGTTATGCTTAAACTTGATGGTTGAACTACAGCACCACCCAATCCTACAATACTTCCTAAGCTAAACTCTGCTGAGACTCCTGATATTTGAACTACATCATTTGGTATAACTACAGTTCCAAGACTAGCTGTAAATTCTATTCCTGTTAAAGAAGCCTCTGTTGTAGAACTTGCTGTTGCAGTCCCTTGTGATGCTGTAAAAGATACACCAGATAATATCGCTGTTGCATTTGGTATTGTTACGGTTCCTTGACTTGCAGTAAACTCTTGACCTGTTAAACCAATAGTCATGTCATTGACTGTAAGAGATCCAACTGAAGAGGTTGTTGATTGACCCGTTAGGCCAACTTGCATATCAACCACGGATACTGAACCAACACTAGCTGTAGTTGATAAAGATGTATCTATAGAAACAGGAACAAAACCTTCGCCTTGTGACGCTGTAATTTCAAAACTTGAAGGTGTAATTATTTGATCAGGAACATCAACCGAGCCAACACTAGCTGTAATAGATAAACCTGTTGGAAGAGCAATAGCATCTTTAAGTTCGCCCCATTCACCATCACTCCAAGCTTGTGCACCCCAACCTGTTTTAAGAGTTGTGTTCTCATTCCAATACGCTTGGCCCCAGGTAAACCTGCCCCATCCTGAAGTCGTCGACATGGTCGACCTCCTATGCTAGTCTGATGATTGCTGTTGTCGCTGCTGCTGCTGGAAACTCAATTTTAAAAGTTCCATTACTTGCTGTTTTATCACCACCAAATGCAATTGCACAAACGGCATCAGTAGTACCTGAACCGCCATCTGTCGTTGTATTATAGATTAATGCAGCGTTTGCAGTAAAAGAAGCAGATGAATAAGTTACGTCAGAAAAATCTGTAAATGCTGTTGTTGAAGATAATGAAACACCTGAGTTTGTAAGAGTTGCACCACCTGCAGTATATGCTGTTCCAGATGTATTTGTAATTTCGTTTGAAGTTGAATAGTCTGTTGTAGAAGCTCCTAATGTTGCAGAACTTGTAAATAATGCAATCTTAAAAGTGTGTCCACCTGAAGATTCAAAACTGTGTTTACCTTGTAAAAGCTCTTGTTTAAAACTTGAACATATTGCGCTTGTATTTGCCATAATAATCTCCTACGGGTTTGCTGAGTTCACTGGTATACGAACAGTGCCATCTGTGTAGTCATCTCTTCGTCTTCTACCAACTTGCTCATTAGCAAACTTCTGTACCTCTTGTTTATATTTATTTTCATACAAAGTCAACATGTCTATCGGGCCTTTTAAAAAGCCATATGCCTCTGATAAACAACAATATAATAGACCATTTGGAAAATTAAGACTGATATAGTTGGTATCATCATTCTCTAAAAGATCTGGCATTTTATTAAAATGAACCCTAAATCTATAAGTTGTGTTTGGAACTGGGGCTACAAATATTCTACCTGATGTAGTATCAGACTCTCCTGTAGCACCACCAAACATAGCGTAATATTTGGGTTGACCCTGTGCCGCTGATGTTCCTGTAACATCTTGATACTCTTGAAGATATGTTACATCTTTTTTTTCTAACCATCTATTAGCTCCCGTAATTTCAGATCCTGCTGTATCGTAAACTTGTATACCTCTAATAAATACAGCTCCTGCAGGACAGTTTATAGATTCTTGTCCAGCTACAAAATTACCTAATTGTTGTTTTCTATCTGCATCAATAGGCACGTCTCTAAATATTCTATACTGTGCATTTAAAATTATATTTTCTAAAACAGAATCTGATAAAACGTTAGAATCCGTTTCAGTATAACTTCTAATTTGTGTTTTTAATCCTGATGCACTTAATCCTGCCATTACACTACTATCTCCTGACAAGCTTTACAGCTTTTTCTAAATCTTAAATGACTATTACAATGTTCTTTTTTAACAGCCTGTTCATTTTCATATACTGGAACATCAGATTCTTTTTCTTTTAAATATAACATTTCGTGTGGATCTACTTCTTCTTTAGGTGTAAACCAACTTTTTATTTTATTTATAATTTTTTTAATCATGGTGTTATTGTAACTGGTCCTGCAGACACAGTTGGTCCTCCTGATTCTTCTGTTATACTAGGAGTTGCACCTAGTGTAAATGTATATTTATCTGTTGTAGTTACTGTTATACTAAAGCCTGAAGAATTTTCATACGTTGAAAAAGCTACACCTCCAGGGCTACCTTGAACGTTTCTAAATCTTACTGTGTCACCTGAAGTTCTTCCATGATTTTTTTCTGTAACTGTAATAGTTTGTGAACTTGCAGTTGTAGAAAAAGGATTATTACCTAACATAGCAGCAGCTGCAGGTTCTATTCTATCTGGTCTAACATGTCTTAAAGATATAGAGTCACCATTCATTGGCTTTGGTTCTAATTGTGGTTGTTTAGGTTCAAACTCAGATACGTGCACAAACGCACCATTCCACTCTCTGACCATTTCTTTGTATGGAAATTCCATACCAGATCTGTCTGATATTGCTCTTGCATATTTACCTGTTGCGTACTTTGCCATTATGCTCCTGGATAATAAGCTTTAGGAGTGATGTGTGTGCTAGATGCAGAACCATCCTCTGCTAATGCTCTTGCAAACTCATCTTCGTAAGCCAGTTTTGTTTGTTGAATTAATGCTGGTTGATATTTCATAGACAAATAATATGCTAATCCAGATACCATACAAGGCACAAATCTAAATGGAACGTCAGTTGCATTTGTATAATCTCCTACATCTTGTATTCTTTTTATGTAATAAAAATGCATATCTTTAGATGCATTTGAAGAATCAGGTGTAGGATAAATGTGCACTCTAACTTTATCAATAAATCTTTCTACCCAATATTGATTAGGTGTGCCTTTAGATAATTTGTTTGAAAATCCTGCATATGTAGATCTATCTACCTTAGTCATAGGACTATCTGATTGTGTTGTTTGAGTTCTGTTTGATCTTAATTGTGCTTCAAGAACATCGGATATACCATACACATTTGCTGGTGTAGAAACAGCGCTCGTACCATCATCACTAGATCTAAAAAAATCATAGTCTGATTGACCCTCAATCAAATCCATATTGAGTTCATCTATTTCCCAATAGTGAATACCTCTGTTGCCCCACTCTTGAAACAATATATTTAACGTTCTTCTAGCGTTTTTTAGTTGGTAACCAGCAACATTTTGTTGTCCTATACGTTCAAAAGCTTCCTCTATTATTTCATCAATAGCAAAAGTTTTATCGAACGTTGCTGTTCCCGAAGTAGTATTAGCCATTTAAACTCCTACGATTCGTAAACTTTAATCCATTCACAA